AATTTCAGCATATAATTACTTTCAAAATGGTGGTACATCATTAATAGTAAATAGAGTAGCTTCAGGATCATGGACTCCAGCATCTTCTTCAAAAATAGAAAATGACGTAACAAGTACAGAATTAAGACCAGCTCCTTACAATTTTACAGGATCAGCAGGAACAACAGGTAGATTTGGTACTGCAGCTACAGCAACAGCAGTAGCTAGTACAAAAGATGGAGGAGCTTCTACAGCTACATTTGATGTAGTAAGAAATACTGCAATGGGTAGATTTACTAGTGATGCTGCCGCAAAGAATTTAAAAACATCTATTCAACCTACCCCAGGTACATTATCTCCAGTAACGTCAATAAATTCACCATATACAGTTGCTTTAACTGGTGGATCAGCTGGTTTAGGAGCTACTGCAACAGTAGTAATTGCAAATAATGACTATGATGATGCTGGTTCAACAGTAACAATTGCTTCCCCAGGTAGTGGATATGTTGATGCTGAAACGATTACAATTGCAGCAGGTTCCTTAGGAACAGGTATGTTTAAATTATCAGCAATTACAACAAATATAGATAATTCAACTCTTACTGGTGTTTTAGCACCAGCTACAACTACTACAGCAGTATTTTCTTATGGAAATGCCGGTGGTGGTACTGGTACATTAGCTACATTTGATGTAACAACAATTAAAGCTGGAACATTAGCTCCAGTAACAACACAAACTACAGGATTATCAGGTGCTGCAATAGCAGCAGGTGCTTATGGTTTTAGTGAAACAAGTACAGCAATTACAATTTTAGATTCAATGACTAATGTTGTTGGAGCTGCAGGTGGAACAGTTACATTAAGAACTGATGGTGCAGGATCAATAATTAATATTGACGTAGCAACTGGTGCTTCAACAGGATATACAAATGTAACTGGAACAATTACCTTAACACAAACAGAGATACTTGCTGCTGGTATTACATTAAATGGTGGAGGATCAGCAGGAACTGGTGGATCCTTAGTAATTACTTTAACTAATGATAATATTAATACAATAGTAGGAACAGTTACTCCAACAGCAAGAGGAGGAAATTATGCTGCTAGTGATACAATTACATTTGCTGGAACTGATATAGGATTAACTGGAGGAAATGCTGTGCTTACAATACAAGCGGGTGATTTAGATACTTCCCCAGCAATTTCATTTGCAGCAGCTGGACCATTAACAGCAGGTACTTTACAATCAAATTCTAATTTATTAATTGAACCAACTTCTATAGTATTAAATACTCAAGGATCTACTACATTTACAATAGCAGAAGATATTGAAATAGCAAATAATGCAACTATTGGTTCACCAGCAGATGCAATAGATATAAATTTAACAGATAATGATTTAGTAGATGATGTAGCTTTTGAATTAGAAACATTATCTGATGGAACTATAATGAATACTGGTGATGCTACAGGAGCAAATGGAACATTAACTGGTGGAACTAGTGATAATATTAGATGGGAAATACAAGGTACAAATACAAGCACTGGAACATTTAGTTTAGTAATTAGACAAGGTAATGACACACAAACAGCTAAAAGAGTATTAGAAATATTCCCTAATGTATCATTAGACCCAAAATCATCTAATTACATAGAAAGAATAGTAGGTAACATGACAAAAGTATTTAATGGAGCTGGATCAACAGACCCATTCATAAGTACAGTTGGAAATTATCCAGTATCTTCAAGATATGTAAGAGTAAAATCAGTAAAATATAAAACTCCAGATTATTTTGATAATAATGGAGTAGCAAACCCAGCGTATGCTACTTACCTACCAGATAGTGGTCAAAGTGGATCATTTGGTGGTGCTAATGGAGCATTATTTTCAGAAAGTACATTCCCATCTTATACACAAGCTTTATATTATGATGCAATATCAGATACTAATACACAAGGTATGGGTGCAGATGAAATGACAGTGTATACAGATGCATTTAATTTATTAGCAAATAAAGATGATTACCAATATAATATTATTTCTGCACCTGGTTTATATTATGCATCATCAATGATGGCAACTCCAATGAATACATTATTATCAAATACACAAGGAAGAGGAGATGCTATAGCAGTTATAGATTTAGTTAACTACTCAGGTGGAACAGTTGCAACAGCAACAACACAAGCTGCTTCACTTGATAATTCATACGCTGCAGCTTATTGGCCTTGGGTTCAATTAAACGACCCAGATTCAAGACAGTTAGTGTGGGCAGTACCATCAGCGGTTATTCCTGGTGTATACGCGTTTAATGACAGAACAAGTGAAGCTTGGTTCGCACCTGCTGGAATCAATAGAGGTGGTTTAAGTACGGTAGTACAAGCACAAAGAAAATTAACTCAATCAAATAGAGATACTTTATATACAGGTAAAGTAAACCCAATAGCTACATTCCCAGGAAGAGGAGTTGTAGTATTTGGACAGAAAACTTTACAATCAACAGCAAGTGCTTTAGATAGAATAAATGTTAGAAGATTATTAATAGCATTAAAATCATTTATTGTACAGATTGCTGATAATTTAGTATTTGAACAAAATACAGCTGCAACAAGAAACAATTTCTTAGCGCAAGTAAATCCATATTTAGAATCAGTACAACAAAGACAAGGTTTATTTGCCTTTAAAGTACAAATGGATGCTGCAAATAATGGGCCAGATGTAGTTGATAGAAACCAAATGGTAGGTGCGATATTTATCCAACCAACTAGAACTGCTGAATTCATTTACTTAGATTTCAACATTTTACCAACTGGAGCTGAATTCCCATCATAAGAAGTATAAAATATAATATGTATAATAAAATAAAATAATAATAAAATGGCAGTAGTAAATCCAAACGAAATGTTTTTCACAGCTTTTGAACCAAAAGTTGCCAATAGATTTATAATGTATGTAGATGGTATACCATCATACATGATCAAAGAAGTAGGTGAAATTAAGATAGAGCAAGGTGAAATTGTACTTAATCACATTAATACTTATAGAAAAGTAAAAGGTAAAGCTAAATGGGCTGATGTGTCTATGACATTATATGACCCAATTACACCATCAGGAGCTCAAGCTGTTATGGAGTGGGTAAGATTACACCACGAATCAGTAACAGGTAGAGATGGTTATTCTGATTTCTATAAAAAAGATGTAACTATTAATGTACTAGGACCTGTAGGTGATGTAGTATCAGAATGGATATTAAAAGGTTCATTTATTAAAGATGCAACATTTAAAGGATTTAATTGGGATACTGAAGCAGAAGCTCAAGATGTTCAATTAACTTTAGGAATGGATTACTGCGTATTAAATTTCTAAAAGAAATTTTAAATATATTAAAGAATAGCTTGGCTTCGGTCAAGCTTTTTTTTATGTTATATATGTATACACGAAATTAAGTTATAACTAAATAAAAGATATGAGTGAAGAAAAATTAAAATTCCCTACTGAAGTAGTTGAATTGCCCTCAAATGGTATAGTTTACCCATTAGATAATCCATTATCATCTGGAAAAGTAGAAATGAAATACATGACTGCTAAAGAAGAAGATATATTAACAAACCAATCATATATTCAAAAAGGTACAGTAATAGATAAATTATTAGAAGCTTTAATAGTATCAAAAATAGATTATAAAGATTTAATAGTTGGTGATAAAAATGCTTTATTAATTGCTGCTAGAATATTAGGTTATGGTAGCGAGTATGAGTTTACATATAGAAATGAAAAAGTTACAATAGATTTATCATCATTAGAAAATAAAGAATTTGATAAATCTAAGTTTGAACAAGGTAAAAATGAATTTCCATTTACTTGCCCAAAGTCAGAAACAATACTTACATTTAAACTTTTAACTCATAAAGATGAAACTAAAATTGAAAATGAATTAAAAGGATTAAAGAAAATTAATAAAAATGCTTCACCTGAATTATCAACACGTCTTAAACACATGATTGTATCTGTAGATGGTTCTGATGATTCAAAAGATATTAGAAATTTTGTGGATAATTACTTCTTAGCACAAGATTCAAGAGCATTTAGAAATTATGTCAGAGATTTTCAACCAGACGTTGATTTGTTAGTTGAAATTGACACGTTAGAAGGTGGAGAGGAGGAGATCTCAGTGCCTATTGGGCTTAACTTTTTTTGGCCTGACACAGACATATAGAGTAAGCTTATTTGCTCAAATTCATGACATAGTATTTCATGGTAAGGGTGGTTATGATTGGCATACTATTTATAATATGCCTATATGGTTACGTAATTTTACTTTCCAAAAAATAAATGATTTTTATATAGAAGAAAACGCTAGAGTTAAAAAAGCTCAAGGAAATAGTGGTAATACTAAATCACTAACTACGGATGGTAAAGTAACAGCTCCTGAATTTCTTAAACACGCTAAAAAACAACCCACAAAACCTACTTATTCAACAAAGGCATCTAAAAAATAGATGCTTTTGATATTTATAATAAAATTATTTAATGCCTGACAATTTTAAGCAAAATAAGAAAAACGCACAAGAGTTTAATAAAGAATTAGGCTATATTGAGGATCAAATTCTTAATATAGCTGCTTCCTTATCTGGTGCAGTTAAAGATGCTCTTGAAGATTTAAAGGATGAAGGAAAGCAAGTTGGTGAAATATTAGTAAATAAAGTTGATAAAGGGATAAAATCATTAGCTAAAGGACTTGATACTACATTAAGAAACCAAATAAAACTAAACCAAGGAATGTTAAGTTCTGCTGACATCTCTCAGCAAATGTTAGATAATGAAGCAAAAAAGCAAGGTGTTCTTAATGGAATTGCTCAATTAAAGAAGATGAATTTGATCAATGATGAGACTGAAGCTAAGATGAAGGCTGAAATTAATGAAGCTACTAAATTTAGTAATGATTTATTAAAACAACAACAAAAAGAAGCACAAGAGATTGAAAAAACAATGGGTGCTATTGGGGGTATTG